TATGGTAAATGTAGATTCATATTTACAAAATTATGAAAATAATTCAAGTATGACTGCAGGGTTTACTATGTCTACTCGAACCCGACCTATGGTAATAGGTAAATTCCAAGAATATGTAAGTGATAAAGGTGTTACTATTCAATCTAAACGTTTATTAGAAGAAATGAAAACGTTTATTTGGAAACATGGTAGAGCTGAAGCTCAAATTGGTTATAATGATGATTTAGTTATGAGTTTTGGTATCGGCTTATATGTACGAGATACTGCATTAAAATTTAAACAACACGGATTAGATATAACAAAAGCTGCTTTAGGAGCATTTTCAAAAAACACAACTCAATATCAAGGAGCATATTTTTCAACAGGAATGGATAACCCATATACAATGGATAATGGAAAAGGTGGGATTGAAGATTTTAGTTGGCTTCTGTAATATTTATTCATATATTAACAAACATGGCTGATACTAGCGTATTTACAAGATTAAAAAGACTATTCTCTACAGACGTAATAATCCGTAATGTAGGAGGAAGTCAACTTAAAGTACTTGACTTTAATCAAGAACAACTGGCAGGATCTGTTGAAACTAATTCAATGATTGATAGATATAATCGTTTATATACTACCAATCAAATGTCGGCTTATAACCCCGCATTAAACTACCAAACCCTCAGAACCCAATTATATTCAGATTATGAAGCAATGGACACAGATGCTATTATTGCTTCTGCTTTAGATATACTATCTGATGAATCTACTTTAAAAAGTGAAATGGGTGAGGTACTTCAAATTAAAAGTTCGGATGAACAAGTACAAAAAATTCTTTATAATTTATTTTACGATGTTTTAAACATTGAATTTAACTTATGGATGTGGATTCGCCAGATGTGTAAATATGGTGATTTTTTCCTTAAACTAGAAATAGCTGAAAAATTTGGTGTGTATAATGTTATTCCTTACACAGCATACAATATTATAAGGGAAGAAAAAGTAGGTGAAAATAAAAAGGATGTAGAAGTAAGATTTAAATTTGATCCTGATGGGTTAAGTGGTGGGGGAGAATATGGTGGATATTTTGGAGGAACCCAATATACAAGTGATAGAGATAGCAACACAGCAATTTATTTTGATAACTACGAAATAGCTCACTTCAGACTACTATCAGATGTAAACTATCTTCCATATGGTAGAAGTTACATTGAACCTGCTCGTAAATTATTTAAACAATATGTTCTAATGGAGGATGCTATGTTAGTGCATAGAATTGTCCGCGCTCCTGAAAAACGTATTTTTTACATAAATGTAGGTGCTATACCACCTGCTGAGATAGAAAACTTTATGCAAAAGACTATCTCAAAAATGAAACGTACTCCTTATATGGATCAACAAACCGGGGATTATAATCTAAAATATAACATGCAAAATATGTTAGAAGATTTTTATATCCCTGTTAGAGGTAATGATACTGCTACTAAAATTGATACTACACCGGGATTACAATATGATGGTATTCAAGACGTAGAATATTTAAGAGACAAATTATTTGCTGCACTTAAAGTACCTAAAGCCTTTTTAGGTTATGATGAAAATACTGATGGTAAAGCTACATTAGCTGCTGAAGACATTAGATTTGCTCGCACAGTAGAACGAATTCAGCGAATTGTTCTTTCAGAATTATACAAAATCGCAGTTGTCCACCTTTATACACAAGGATTTGATGGTGAAGAATTAACAAACTTTGAATTAAATTTAACTACCCCTTCAATCATTTACGATCAAGAAAGAGTAGCATTAATGAAAGAAAAAGTTGATTTAGCAGCTCAAATGATGGAAACTAAATTATTCCCTACTGATTTTATTTATGATCACCTATTCCACTTAAGTGAAGATCAATACGTAGAATTTAGAGATTTAGTTAGTGAGGATGCTAAACGTACTTTCCGTAACAGTCAAATAGAAAGTGAAGGTAATGATCCTGTAGAAACAGGAAATTCATATGGTACTCCTCATGATTTAGCTTCTATGTATGGTAAAGGCAGATACTATGATGAACCCGACAACATCCCTTCAGGATATAATGAAAAATTAGGTCGTCCTGAAGAAAAAGTTTCTAACCGTAATACCCAAAATGATAATTTTGGTAAAGATAGATTAGGAGTAGCTGTGATGAAAGGTAAAGAAAATGAATCAGATTCTATAAGACCTTCATATAAAGGTGGTTCACCTTTAGCTTTAGAAGCTAAAACAGCTTATTTACAAAATAAAGAGATGCTAAAAAAGTTACCAGTTAATCGTAAACAACTAGTATTTGAGCAAGACAGTTCACTATTAGATGAAAGTAACTTAAAGGAGTAAAAATCTTTATATATTTATAAAAAAGCCCATCAATGAGAATCAAACATTCTAAGTATAAAAATACCGGACTTTTATTTGAACTTTTAGTAAGACAAATAACTGCTGATACTCTATCAGAGAATGAGTCTGCTTCCCTTAATATTTTAAAAAAATCCTTTGCTAAAACAGAATTAGGAAAAGAATATAAACTTTATGAATCTTTGTTTAAAAGTAAAAATTTAAGTGAAGGGAAAGCAGATATTATTTTAAATACTATATTAGAAGCATCCCGTAAACTAAATAGAAGTGCTTTAAGAAGAGAAAAATATAATTTAATAAATGAAATTCGTAAGCATTATAATTTAGAAGAATTTTTTAAACACCAAGTTCCTAATTATAAAGGATATGCTGCTTTTTATAAGCTCATAGAAATTTTCAATTCAGATAAACTGTCAGAAACTGATGAAATTATTGCTAATAAAATAACAATTTTAGAGCAATTAACTGAAAAACCTATTAGTGAAAAAAAAGTAAAAGCAGATTTAGTTGAGGAGTTTAGCAAGTATGATAAAGATTTAAGAATCCTTACTTACAAAGTAATGCTTGAAAAATTTAATGGTAAATATTCTAATTTAAATAAGGGTCAAAAAGGTATATTAAAAGAATTTATTAATTCAATTGATAATACTCCTCGTTTAAAAGAAATTTATAATACTAAAATTAACGAAGTAAAAAAAGTATTAAACCACCAAATCAAAAGTGTAAAAGATGAAGCTACTAAGATTAAATTAGTAGAAGTAGTAAAACTCCTTAAAGAATTAGGTAAAACTTCTAAAATTAATAATGATGATTTAATTAACCTTCTTCAATATTACCAATTAACAGAAGAACTTCACAAAGAAATTAAATAATGCCTATTGAACCCTCTGAACTAAACCCATCTTTTCTTAAAAAAATTGAGGATAAGTATGGCCCTACAAGCCCTGATGATTTTTTTGCTGATGATTTAAGTTATTATGCTAAAGCTAATAAACCTAAAGAAAGGGGTGAGGGTGGTGGTATTACTCATAAAATTATTAAACTTCCTAGTTTTGTAGAATTACATAACACTTTAGAAAAGGCTAAAGAAATCGCTAAAAATTTAACTACTAAAAAAGAATTAAGGGGTGATGCCACTTACAAAGTTCAAGCTAAACAAATAGCTAAAACATTTAATGACTTTAGAACATTCTTTAGAAACAACTACCCAGAACAATATTCTATGATAAAAAATAGTATTAAAGAAATAGAAGGGATGGGTTATAATACACCTTTTGCATTCAGAAAAAAAGGATCTAAGCCAAACATTTCACAGTATACTTCAGTTGGGTATAAACCGGTTGATCAAAAAACATTAAGAAAAAAAGCAAAAGGTATAGATTTTATAGATTTATATAAAGATTAATATTTATCAACATGACAAGCGAACTAATATATAAATTCCAAGAATATTTAACAGAAGCAGCGAAAGCAACTGAAAAAAAAACTACTAAAGAAGTAGATGAGTTGAATACTAAAGGATGGGATTATCAAGACCCTAAATTATTTAATAATATTAATCCTGATCAACTTTTAAATGGGGTAGCAATTGAAATAAGAAAAGATAATTCAATGCCACTTGAAAAAGCAATGGAAATTGTAGTAAAACAATTAGGAAAAGATCCTATGTACTATATTGAAAATGCAGCATTTGGAGTAGAAGGAATTGGCTACACTGATAAAGTAGTAGGCTTAACTCCTGAAGAAATAAAAGGTAAATACAAATCCTCCGGATATGGAGACTTAAAAGAAGCAATAATGAACAACTCAGAAAAATTAAAAGAATTATTAGAAGAAGCTGTAGCAGGAGTTCCATCAATTGGAAACCCGTTTGCAGATCGTAAACAGGAATCCTATGAACTTAAATTTGAAGCTTATATGGCTGAAAATGCTAGAACAGATGCTGAAGAAGAAGGCTATCTGGATGGTATGAAAGACGAAAAAGAAGATATGTCTGAAGATGCTAGAACTGATGCTGAAGAAGAAGGGTACAAGGATGGTATGAAAGACGAAAAAGAAGATCTAAAGAAGAAAGCCAAAAAAGAAGGTAGAATGGGTATGAAAGACGTTATGAAAGAAGCAAAACGTCTAGGAGAAATGGCTAAAAAACAGGTTGAAGCTAAAATTTATGAAAAAGCAATTGCTGAAAGAAAAAGTGCTCTTATGGTAAATGAAGATGAATCTATTTCTGAATTTATTAACCAATCAGCAGTCCAATCAGTACAAAAAGAAGTTGCTTTATTAGAAAAAAAGTTAATGGAAGTTACTGCTGATAAGAATACTATGGGGTAATGAAACAGACCCTCATAGATACTCAATTTTTTAAAATTGCCCCTCAAGCAATTACTGAAGCTCTTAAAACAGAGAATGGTAATTTAATTGTTGAGGGTAGACTACAAACTGCCGAAACTAAAAACGGTAATGGTAGATACTACCCTAGGGAGATTTTAGAAAGGGAAGTAAAAAATTATATTGATGGCCCTGTTAAAGAAAATAGAGCATTAGGTGAATTAGATCACCCTGATTCTTCTATTATTAATTTAAAAAATGTTTCTCATAATATAAAATTTATTAAATGGGATGGAGATGACGTAATAGGCACTATTGAAATTCTTCCTACCCCTTCAGGTAATATATTAACAGAGTTATTCCGAAATGGGATTACAGTAGGTGTATCTTCAAGAGGGATGGGCAGCTTAAAACCTAGTTCTGATGGAGTACAAGAAGTACAAGATGATTTTGAACTATTATGTTGGGATTTTGTTTCTACACCTTCAACACCTGGAGCTTATGTCCATCCTATAAGTGAAGGTTTAGACTCCTCTGTTGTGATTCCTAGTAATTATAATAAAATAAACGAGATTATTACAGAAATCCTTTGTAATAATGGACAGTGCCCCATTATATAATATTATATACTTTTTAATTTAAAGGTGAAGGATGCATTTTTGCATCCTTCTTTTTTTTTACATATGTATAATGGATTTAATATGCTGTCAGTCTATACAGCATTCAATTATTTTTATAATCACTATTACGCTTCTACAGAATAAGCGTATTTTCCCAAAAAATTTAGGAACAATGGCAAACAGAGATTTATTAGCAGATGCTATCGCAGATGCTAAAGCAGTCAAAGAAGTAGCTATCGCCAATGCGAAAGCCGCTTTAGAAGAAGCTTTTACACCTCACCTTAAAGACATGCTTGCTCAAAAAATTAACGAGATGGAAGAAATTGACGAAGTCGAAGAAATTTCAGAAGAATCTCGTAAAGAAAGAGCAAAAGTTGATAAGTATGAGTATGAAAAAGGCAAGTTAAAAGGTCAAAACAAATTTGACAAGGAAGTTTCAACCAAAATCGATGAAAATGATGAAATGGATGAAGAACTTAACCTTGATGAATTATTGGCTGAGTTAGAATTAGATGAAAATGCTAGAACAGATGCCGAAGAAGAAGGCTATCTGGACGGTATGAAAGATGAAAAGGAAGATTTATCTGAAGAGTCTGAAGCTGAACGTGCTGACGTAGACAAGTATGAATACGAAAAAGGCAAAGAAGCAGGAGAAGATGATGATATTGACCTTGACGACATGAGTGAAGAAGACCTAAAAGCTATGATCGAAGATGTAATCGAAGACATGGTTAACGCAGGTGATCTAGAAGCTGGAGGTGACGCAGTTGAAATGGTAGACGATGAAGAGGAAGTTGAAGATGTAGATGTAACAGTTGATGTTACTGATACTGAAGAAATTGAGTTAGAAGAGAATGCTAGAACAGATGCTGAAGAAGAAGGTTACCTAGATGGTAAAGCTGATGAAAAGAAAAAGATTGAAAAAGATCTTAAAGAAGCTAAAAGTGTTATTAATCACTTACGTTCTGAACTTAATGAAGTCAACTTATTAAATTCTAAGTTACTCTATACTAACAAGATTTTCAAAGGTAAAACCCTTACAGAAAATCAAAAAATTAAGGTTTTAAAAGCTTTTGATAAAGCTGAAACAGTAAAAGAAGCTAAAAATATCTTTGAAACTCTTAATGAAAATTTAGTAGCTAAGTCTACTAAGTCTAACATTAGAGAATCATTAGGTATGGCCTCTAAATCTGCTGGTGTTGCACCAAAACGTCCTTTGAATGAAAACGTTATTCAAGAAGATGCTATGGTAGCTCGCTTTAAAAAACTAGCAGGTATTAATTAATTTTTAAATTTTAAAACAAAAACAAAATGTCAAACTTAAATTCTCTTTTAGAGAGTGCTAATCAGTGGAAAAACGTCCAATCGGATGCCGCTAAATTAGCCAATAAGTGGAATAAAACCGGCTTGTTAGAAGGTATTTCTTCGGAAACCGAAAAAAACAACATGGCTTTAATCCTCGAAAACCAAGCTAAACAGCTGGTTGTTGAATCCTCACTTACAGGTGCAGGCACTAATGGTGCTCAATTTGCAGGTGGACGAGGTGAACAATGGTCTGGAATTGCTCTTCCTCTCGTAAGAAAGGTATTCGGTCAAATCGCTGCGAAAGATTTCGTTTCGGTTCAACCTATGAGCCTACCTTCAGGACTTGTTTTCTTCCTTGATTTCCAATATGGAACAGCTAAATCTGGTTCAGCATTCAATGTAGGTGGAAATGTATTTGGTTCAGGCTCCATGTATGGTGTTACTGATACTGCTACTGCTCCAACAGATGGTACTTATGGTGCAGGTAAGTGGACTTATTCTACAAACTTGACTTCATCAGCTGGTGCAAATGCTACATTTGCTTCTGCTTCTTGGGCTTCAACAGGATATGATGCTACTCTATCAGCTTCTATTGGTGCTGCAGGTATAGTACAAACTATTACAGTTCCTTCTACAGACTTTGATAACCCAGATTTGAATGGTGTTAGAGGATTCGTAGTAGAAGGTACTGATGTTGGTGGTAACTATGCTCAATATAACTTTGTAGATGGTGCAAATAATATTGTATTATTTGTTTCAGGTGCTGATGGTACTAACCCTTCAAACTTAGTAATTTCTTACCCACAACAGACTACTGCTGCGGAAAGAGGCGACTTTGAAGATGGTAATACTTCACTTAACTTAAACAACAACCCAATCGATATCCCAGAAATCAACATTAAGATGAAATCTGAGGCGATTGTTGCTAAAACTAAAAAGTTAAAAGCAGTATGGACTCCTGAGTTTGCTCAAGATTTGAATGCATACCACTCATTAGATGCTGAAGCTGAATTGACTTCAATCATGAGTGAGTATATTGCTCTTGAGATTGACTTGGAAATCCTCGGTATGTTGTTGGAGAATGCTCTTACTACTGACTACTGGTCAGCTGTTAACAATCAAGGATTTGATGGTACAGTTGATACACCAATTAGTAATGGTACATTCTACAATACACAAGGTCAATGGTTCCAAACTCTTGGTACTAAGTTAAACAAGGTATCTAACAAGATCCACCAGTTAACTTTAAGAGGAGGTGCTAACTTTATGGTATGTTCCCCAACAGTAGGTACTATCTTGGAATCAATCCCAGGATTTGCAGCTTCTGATGGTTCTGATGCAGATTCTATGAAGTATGCTTTCGGTATCCAAAAAGTTGGTAACTTGAACAGCAAGTATGAAGTTTATAAGAACCCATACATGACTGAAAATGCAATTTTATTAGGATTCAAAGGTTCACAATTCTTGGAAA